TTCGGGTCAGGCGGAAATCAGGGCGGCTTCGCGGAACAGATCGTCCAGGTCTTCCGGGTCGGTGATGCCGATGGCCGGGGCCAGGGCGGTGATGGCGGGGGACAGGCGGGCGTATTCGGTGGCGGTCTGCCAGGCCAGCAGGGTCAGCCCGCCCGCTGCCGTGGCGGCGGCGGTGGCCCCCTCCAGCAGGCCCCGGTTCAGCAGCGCGCCCTTGGCCTGAAAGGCCGAAACTTTCGTGGCCGCGCGCCAGGCGGCCAGAAGCTCGGCCTCGGTCAGGGGCGTGGGCCAGAGCAGGGTCGGCGCACCGCCGGGGCCGGGCACGATCTGCGCGCCCTGGGCCTGGGAGGCCAGCAGGGCGCTGTGGTCGCTTTCCGTGATCGTCAGGGCATCTTCGGGGATGTCCGCGCCGTGGATTTCGGCAAGGTAGAAACCCCGCGTGAGGGCTGAATACGAAATCTGCATTGTCTACCTCCCAATCGCCAGCCAAAGGAAATCCTGCGTCGTCGTCCCGATGTTTCGAAGCGTCGCCGTTGTGGCCGTCAGGCCCCGAAGCTGGGGCGTGAACTGCGTGGTCAGGTCGGTAATGGTGTTCGACAAGGTCGCCACGAACGAAAAGCAGAAGAACGGAAAGGCCAAGGGGAACGTGATCGCCTGATTCCCGTTGGCCGCCACGCTGTTCTGGCCCCACTGAAGGATCAGACCGCTGGGCAGCCGCTGCCAGCCGGGGTTGTTCTGGCTTTCGGCCACCCCCGTGGTCCGCCAAATCTCTGACCAGGCCGACCAGACCGTGCCGTTCCAGAACCGCGTCCACATCCGGCTGCTGGCGCTGTCAAACGCCATCTGGTTGACCGCGCTGGCGCTGGCTGCGATCACCTCGACCGTGCCCGCCACACCGGAGGCAGGCGTGTTCGCGTCGCCCGAGGCAAAGCGGTAGCTGCCCGTCAGGCGCGCGGCGGCAGAGTTCAGCGTGACCAGCGGCACCGCCGCCGCCCCCAGACCCGCCCCGTCAATCACGCCCTTGAGGAACGCGGTGCGGTTGGCCAGCAGGCCCGCTTGCCAGTTCATCAGCCCGCCGTCGGCGGCGGGGTTGACCGCGCCACCGGTCGGCCACCAGCCGTCCTCCAGCCGGGGAATCTGCGCCTCCCACTGCTGCAATTCGGGCAGGTAGTTCAGCGTTGCCAGGTTCACCATCAGACAGGCACCTCGTAATTGTAGACGCCGCCCAGCGGCACCTGATTTCCAAGCGACCACACGCCCGTGCCCAGCACGTGGCGCACGCCGCCCACCACCTCGATCCGGCGCAGGCGGCAGCGCAGCGGGGCCACCGCGCGCAGCAGCGCCGCCAGCCGGTCGGCCTCGGCCCGGAAGATCGGCACGGCGATTTCCACCCAGTAATCGGCCCAGACCGTGCCGGACCAGCCCAGCCGCCATGTCCGGCCCAGCGGGCGGGTCTGCCCCAGCCGGGTCAGGTCCTTGGCCTCGATCAGCGTCGCGGTGCCGTAGCCCGCCGCTGCCAGGGCCGCGACCACCGCACCCCGCGTGCCCTTCCTGCGGTGCACCGCGACCGAGGCGGCGATCACCGCGCGCTGCCGCGCCTCGGGCCAGGTGCCGTCCCATTCATCCACCGACAGCGCCCAGGCCAGCCAGGGCAGCAGGGCGGCGGGGCAGGTGGCGGGGGTCCAGAGCGTGGCGTTCGGCACCGGCACCTCGCCGATCCGCGCGGTCGCGGCCTCGATGGCCGCTTCCTGCGGCGTGGCGTTGGGGGGCAGCAGGCTATTCATCCGTGCCCCCGTTGGTCAGGGTGATCGCGGTGCACCAGCTGGCCTGCCCGCTGCCGATGGTCAGGGTGGCGGAAGGCGAGGTCAGCTGCACCCGCTGCACGCCGGGCTGGTGCAGCGCCGCGAACAGCCCCGACAGCGTCACGTCGCGCCCGATCCGGTGCTGGGCGCTCGCATAGGCATTGGCCGCGGCCTGGGCTGCGGCCAGCACCACCACGCTGTCCGGCCCGGCATAGAAATACAGCGTCGCCGTGACCGCATAGCTGACGATGGCCGCCGACTGCACCACCACATTGTCGCAGAGCGGGCGCACATCCCCGGCATTCAGCGCCGCCGCCACCGTGGCCAGCAGCGGGGCCGGGGCCGCCCCGCTTCCCGTCCGCGACAGCACCGTCACCAGCACATCGCCGGGGCTGGGGCTGACAGCACTGACATCCAGCACGTCGGCACTCGCCGACAGGGCATGGAACACATAGGCCCCTTCCGGCCCGGCGGTGCTGAAACCTTCCAGCGCCAGCTGCGCGCGCCGCCGCAGGTCCGCGTCCGATTCGAGTGTCGGGGCCACCGGCGGCACCGCCAGCGGATCGCCGGGGCTGATCACCAGCCGGACCACGCCGAACAGCGCCGCCAGATTGTCCAGATCGGTCCCCGTCGCGCGGGCCAGGGTCACGGCCTGGGCCGCATCGTTCACGCGGGCGCGCAGCAGCAGTTCGCGGTAGGCGGCCACCTCCAGCAGCTTCACCACCGGTTCGCTTTCCAGCGCCAGCACAGCGGCCAGTTCCGGCGCGCGGGCGGCAAGATCGGCCTTCATCGCGGCCAGGATCGCCTCATAGTCCAGCGTCTCGACCACGCCGGGAACCGGCAGCAGGCTCAGGTCGATGGCGCTGTAGCCGCTCATGCCGCCACCTCTGCCGCCAGCACGGTTTCCAGGCCAAGGACCTCGCCGGTCAGGGTCAGCGACAGCTTGCCCGCCACCGCATCGGCCACCTCGACCCGGCGCAGATCAAAGCGCGGTTCCCAGCGGTCAATCGCCTCGGCGGTGGCGGCGAACAGATCGACCAGGGTTTCGCCGTTCAGCGGCGCGTCGATCAGGCGCGGCAGGTCCGACCCGTAGTCGCGCCGCATCACGCGGCTGCCCAGCGGGGTCGCCAGAATGTCGTTGATCGACTGCGCCAGGTGCTGCTCTTCGGGCAGCAGGCGGGCGGTGGTGGCGGACAGGCCCGGCATCAGATCGGCACCCCCGTGACGGTGCCGATCGACTCGGGGTGGATATGGCCAACCAGGCTTTTGCCCGAGGCGACAACATCCGCGTCGCAGGTGACCGGCCCCGTCACGTCGATCTTGCCGGTGATCTCGACATCGCCCTCGATGTAGAGCTTGCCGATGATCCGCACCGTGCCGCCGCCCAGGTCCATCGTCGGGCTGGCGGCATTCGGGGCCACTGCGTTGCCGTCGACCGGCAGCGACCCGCCCACGAAAGCCCGCGCCATGTCGCCCGAGGGGGCATAGACCGTGACCTGTTCCCCGACCGAGGGCATCCAGTGCAGCCGGATCGTGCCCGACCGGATCTGCAGCACCGGAATCGACGCCGTGTCCAGATCGCCGATGCGCACCCGGACGCGCGACGTGGCGTTGTCCACGGCGGTGACATAGCCCACCTGGCACAGGTTGCCGATCTGGCGGTCGGCCTCGGCCGCTGCGCGCGTCATGCCGCACCCCCGATCAGCTCGTAGTCATCCTCGAACGCCGCGCCGATGCGCGGGGCCTGGCCCAGGTACAGCTGCGGCGTGATTGCCAGCGCCTCGGGCAGACCGCGCAGCGCCACCGGCTGCGACCAGGTCACGGCAGACAGGGCAATCGCCCGGCTTTCGGTGCTGACGGACAGGATCGGCTCATCGGCCACGTCCTGGGCCGGGCCCAGATCGGCGGGCAGGCCCCAGAGCGTGTCGGGGATCAGCTGCAGCAGCGCCTGGGCGATGTTGGCCACCGCCTCGTCCCGGCCAAGGCCCAGCTCATCCCTGGCCACGATGAAGGCCCCCATCTGCACGATGAAGGTGTGGTGCGGCCCGGCAAAGGTCTGGTCCTGGCGCAGGCGCAACCGGCTGACCAGCACCGCCGGTGCCGCCACGCCCCTGGCCTTCAGCATGTCCAGGTTGAAGCGCCCGGCAATGCCCCGGCATTCGCGCAATCCAGGCAGCACCAGCCTGATCCGGGCGGCGACCAGGCCGGGCAGAGCCGCCAGAAGATCGGGGCGCGTCGCAGTCATTGCAGCAGGTCCTCCAGCCGCCCGATCACCAGATCGGTGATCGCTTTCCGGTCATCGCCCGAAAGGCCAAGAAAGGGCCGCGCGGGAATGCCGCCCACGGCACGACCCGAGCCGAACTGCTGATGCGCGGCATATTCAACGTTAGTGCCGACCATGATGGTCTCGCCGCTCGTGTCGTTCTGGATGCTGTCGAACAGGTCGTTCCGGTTGACGAGCAGCGAATGCTGCGAGTGGTTTCGCGTTTCATCGTAAGCCTCGGACCAGGGTGCCCAGGGCGTGCCGTCGGGTGCGGTCTTCGTATCGCTGATCCGCGCTCGGGCCGAGACTTCAAGAAACTCGCCCACGTCGTAGCTGATCCTGTCCAGGCTGCTGCCCCCCAGCCGCGCAAGCGCCGCCAGGGCGTTGGCATAAAGGCCAGGGTCCAGATCGAATGTCACCATCGCCCCGGCCATCAGAGGTCCCTCGTCAGATCACGGGTGAACAGTTTGGCCGGGCCGCCAGAAACGATGGGCTGCGCGCCGCTGACGTCGATGTCGCCCGTGGCCGGGGCGGCGGTGAACACCAGCGCCGCCTCGCCTTTGGCGATCCGCTTCAGGTGACCCAGCGCATCTTCATAGCGCTTGCGGTGCTCGTCGCTCAGCACGTCCGCCGACAGCGCCAGACGGTAGAGCGCGATGTCCACCGCCAGCGTCTTCAGGAAGCCCGGCACCTCGGTCAGCGGCAGGGTGTAGCGCGCGGCCAGATAGGTGTCGATCTCGTCACTGGCCGAGGTCAGCGAACGGGTGACCGCCGCGCTGTCGACAATGCCGTCCCGGTTGTGATCGGCAACGACCAGGGCGTTCGCCCCGTAGAGCGTGGCGATGTCGGCCTGGGTGGCGTAGGCGGGCATGGCGGGCGTCCTTGACTGATGGTGGGGGTCAATCCCTCAGCGCGGCGGTGACCCCCGACCCCCGCGCTCCGTTCCGCCTCCAATTAGCGGGCGGTGCGCCGGGCCGCTCCGTGCGGCCCGGCGATGGTGATCAGACGGCGGGCTTCAGCCCGGCCCAGACCTCGGCCACCAGCCTGGCCGTCTTCAGCCCGGCCCAGACCTCGGCCACCAGCCTGGCCGTGATCTTCCTGGCCTGCCCGGGCAGCCGTTCCCTGACCGCGCCCAGCTTGGGCGTGCCGTCGGCTTCGAAGTCGCCCGGCTCCAGCGTGCCCAGGACCGCCACGATCTGGTCCTTCAGGCTTTGCGCCTTTGCCTCGGCTTCGACCTCGGCTTCGTCCGGCGCGGGGCCGATGTGCAGGCGGGTGTCGGCGGTCAGCACCGCCCACTCGTCTGCCGTGAAGGCATCCTGTGCCACCACCCGCCCGGCGCGGGGCCAGAACTGGCCCAGCCGGAAGTGCCCTTCGAACCCGTCGCCGGGATTGGATTTGATCAGAAGCGCGCTCATGATCAGGCCATCCACGGGTTCACGAGAACCTTGACGGCGTTGTAGTTGGGGTTCGACCCCCCGCCGGACAGGAACTGCGACTCGAACAGCGCCTTTGCCGCAGCCTCGTTGCTGGCCCCGACCATGATCAGCGTCGGGCGCACGCCCAGCGGACGGCCACCGTCGGCCCTGAGGTTGCGCATGATCGTGCGCGTCGCCTCGAAGTTCGCGGCGGTCAGCGCGGTGCGGCCGCAATGGATCAGCTGCGGGAAGCCGTAGCCTGCGGCGCAGCGATAGCGGATGCCCCACTGGTACAGGTCCTTGGTAAAGGCCGTGTCCGAGGTGGACGGATCGAACTTCATTTCCATCTCGGGCTTCGTCC